GTAAATTTTCCAGTTCACGATGACGTACATCGGATTGCCGATATCTGTGCTCGATGATTCTGCATTTCAACTGTCTACTGCGTTGCGTCAATATTGCGGTGATGTCAACCTATCAGATGTATTCTTTTTCGATCAGAAGATTATAATCTCACAGATGGATTCAATGTCAACTATGTTCTCAATGGAGGTGGTTTATTCTGCAATACTAAAACGTCGATGGTTAAAGCATTCATACTATGTGCTTCTGCCTAGTAAACGCCGTTTGGTTGATTATTGGCGTAATAATCCAGATAGGAAACCCGCTTTTGCAGATAAGCATTTGTTCGGGGATACCAGGAAAGCTGAATTTAAAAACGCTATTAGAAATTTAAAGCTTGAAGATCACTTCAGTCCTTTGATAAATGAGAATACGGATCCCAATCGAATGGTTAATTTTCTTAATCAGTATGAGATTGTGTATACCACGAGTATAAATGTTTTGGGTGCAAAAATTAAGATGTATGCTCCTGCAAAATATTATGATTATGATGAATCAATAATAAGAATGAAAAAGATATTCCTTCACTCTCAAAATATTCATGATGTAAAGGGTAGGATTGTAGTTGGTAGCATTATTAGTGCTGGAGATGTGCGGAGTATAACATGTATGCAAGAGTTCTGGCAACTAGATAATTGTTATCCTCAGTTATACAGTTTAGCAAAGAAATATTTTGAGAGGTATTCAAATACTGCTAAGATTTTGAGTCCTTACGTGATGTGTAGTTTAATTAATGGTGTTAATTCTGTGAAGGGAAGATATGATCCTTCAGAGGTTCGTACGGCTAAATCCTTAGGTTTAAATTTGCGGGCTAGGTATGTTCCGAGTCGGTTAAATCAGGCATTAGAAGTATGTGATATTATGATGGTGGCATGGGACGTATATAATGGTTTACCAACTGACACGTCATATCTACTTAAGTTAGTTGGAGTTCCTAGATATTTTATTACTTTGCTTAATATAGAATTCAATGATCACGTAATTGGTACTAGATTACACAATGGTATGTTTCATGATTGGTTTATGACATTAGTAATGTTCACAGACATGATTATTGATGTTAGAACTAAGTTAAAATTCATGTTAGGTACTGGTAATTGTAACTATGTAATGTTTAATGGAGCTTTGAATTACCACAATCAGAAAATTGACTTTCCTAGTAACTATATGGATCCTATTGGAGTATGTATGGAAAAGGGTAGTTTTAAAAGCACATTGGTGACGTTATTGACTAACTTAAAGATTGGGGATACTCAAATCTTCTTCCCAAACACATTTATCGATAGTGATGATGCGGGTGATCAATTAACTCCCACATTTGAAGAGCGGTTACATCAAGAGATAACTCAATTGTATGGTGATCATATTTTTGATAATTGGTATAGCGATCAGTATGGCATAGATGTTGATCTGGTTGGAAGTCAGATGTATCCAATATTCTTAAAGTTATATGAACAATTAATTATTCCAAATGCGAGAGACCTATATACGAAAATGAACACTGTATCTAGAAATATAACTTTTGCCCATACTGATATGGAGCTATTAAACGGGAACTGGTCTGGAAGTATCATGAGATGTCATACCAATTTCGTGGCTGAAGAAAATATCATAAAGAGACAAGATAGAGTCGGTGGAGTGAAATTCCAGTTGTGCTTGGCTTTCTGCTATAAAATAATGGGAACAAGTGCATTAACTCAGCCAATTAGTTTGTTGCTTAAGGGAATGACTACAATGTGGCTGGCAAATGCAGATGAGTTGGTAAAATATCCAAAATCAACTGGTTCACGTGTATTGGCATGGTACGTTCCATCTGCAGTATTGATGCGTCATGGATGGTGTTCATGTTACAAATATTCACATGTAACGTGTGCTTTTATTCGTGGTATTCCCGAAGATTTAGACCAGTTGGACCTAGTCGATTTCAGTAAGTACCGCGCTACTTTAACAATAAAGCCAGAAGTCATTGGTATATTTAATGGTTATCGTGCGGTGCGCGTGCTTGTTCAGTGGCATACTCCAAAATTACCAATTAGATCATTGATTAGCCGATGTGCCTTTACTCCAAGTCAGTATTATCATATGAGTATCCATTGTAATTGTGAGTTACCGTCTAATGATGTAGTTCATAAATGCGGATTGACGTTAGCCAGGTTAAACGGTGAAGTGCCAATCGACACAACGTCATCGGCTGAGTAAACGCTCATGGATTATGGGAGTACCATGAGTATCACTCAGTTTTGGAATCATTCATC